CGGCGAGCCAGAGCCTCTACGACCCGATCGCCGTGGACACCTACGCGCTGAAGACGATGGGGGTGAACAACCCGCAGCAGTTCTTCGTGCCGCCGCAGGCGATGGGCCAGCCGCCGCCGCAGCTGCAGCAGATGCAGGCGGAGATGAAGGCCAAGCAGCAGCAGGCCGACGCCCGCACGATGGACGCCAACGCCCGCGCCGCGACGGCGAAGGCCAAGCTCGCCGAGACCCAGGCGAAGATCCAGCAGGGCGGCTTCGCCAAGGCCGGACAGGGCGGCCCCAACCCGCTCGACGCGATCAACGCCAAGGCCAAGATGATGGACGCCGAGACCCGCCGTTTCGACGCCCACGCCAAGATCTCCGAGATGGCCGAGCAGTCGCGCGATCGCGCCCTCGACCGCCAGGCCGAGCAGCACTCCGACCGCGTCGACCTGGCCAAGGCGCTGCTCGCGCACCACGCCGGCCAGGCCGAGACGATGCTGGAGCACATGCACGAGCAGCGCGAGAACGCGCTCGATCGGCAGGCGGACACCCAGCAAGCGCAGATCGCCGCCGAGGCGGCCGCCAAGAAGGGCTCCGACGATGGCTGACAACAAGCTGATCAACCGGCTGCGGCTGATGCTCGACCACGCCAAGCGGGCGATGGAGCAGGACGAGCCCGACCTGAAGATCGTCGAGAAGCTGCTCGCCGACGCGCTGGCGCTGGCGATCGGCATCAACGAGCCGCCCGACCCCTACGCCGACAAGACCCTGCGGCCGGGGCTCAACTACATCGATCCGACCGGGCGGTTCCCCGAACCCCAGGAGAACACCGATGGCTGACGGCGCCAGCGCGGCAGATGCCCACCGCTATCGAGAGGCGATGCGCTCCAAGGCCGAGCGCCTCGGCGGCGGCGAAGACGCCAAGAGCGTCGACGCCTCCTCGTTCAGCCCCGAGCCGAAGCTCTACGGCGGGGTGAAGACCGGCATGCGGCCGGTGAGCCGCCAGGCCCGCCAGGCCGGCGGGACGGTGAGCGGCGCGCACGCCGCCGCCACCCCCGGCCGCGCGCCGCGCAAGGCCGGCGGCGGGCTCGGCGAGAGCTACGTCAACCGCGACAGCAAGGCCGCCGACGAGGACCGCGAGGGCCACTACCCGAACGGCGGCATGAAGAAGGGCGGCCGCGCGCATCGCGCCGAGGGCGGCTACCTGCCGCGCCAGGAGGCCAGCGGGGCGTCCAAGACGCGAAGCTTGAAGAACGCCTCGGGTTCTTCGGCGGTCGAAACCGACGGTCGCCCGGCGGCCGAAGACGGGCGCTACAAGCGCGCGGACGGCGGCAGGATCGCCAAGCAGGGCGGCGGCCCGCTGGCGTCGCCGCTGTCGTCCGGCATCGGCGGCCAGGGTCGCCTCAACTTCAACTACAATCCCAACCGCGCCACGGTGCTGAAGGACGGCGGTCGCGCCAAGGCGCACGAGCGCTACGGTCACGGTCCCGGCTGCAGCTGCCCCTCGTGCCGGAAGGGCAAGGCGGGCGGCGGTGGTCTCGGCGCGCTCGGCGGCCTGTTGCCGCTGGCGATCGAGGAGATGAGCGGCGGCGGCGACGACGACAAGCCCGCCGCCTATGCGCCGGGCGCCGGCAAGCGGCACGGCGGTCGCGCCGGCCGCGCCAACGGCGGCGCCGCGCCGGGTCCGGCCGAGGACATCGGGGCGGTCGGCCAGCCGAGTTTCCGGCACCGCGCCCCCAAGGGCGAAAACTCGAGCCGGGCTCGCACGCTGGCGAGCGCCGAGGGCCGGGCCAACGGCGGCTCGACCAAGTCCTACAGCAACACCCGTGGCCCGGACGGCAAGCCGATCGAGATCCAGCGCCCGTCCAAGCCGGCGGCAGGGGTGGGGCGCGACGAGAACGCCTTCAGCAACACCCGCGGGCCCGATGGCAAGCCGATCAAGCTCGGCGGCAAGGCGGGCGGCGGCAAGGTCGCCGAGGGCGCGCTCAAGCAGCACCGGCTGGAGCACAAAGCGATCGGCAAGGCCGAGGGCGGCTCCACCACCGGTCGGCAGCCGGGCGAGAGCCACGACGAGTGGATTACCCGGCGTCGCAAGGAGATGCGCGACGAGTACAACGAGAGCCAGGCTCGGCAGTTTGGCCTGCGCGGTACAGGCGCCAGTCTGGCCGACGAGATCCAGCGCGGCGACCTGCCGCCGAACAGCATCCTGCGCGGCCGCAAGAAGGCCACCGACGACGATGGCCGCGCCGACGGCGGCAAGGCCCGCGCCCGCGGCGGCCGCTCCGGCAAGGGCAAGACCAACATCAACATCATCATCGGCGCCGGCGGTCACCATCCGCAGGACGCCGGCCCGCCCGGCGCCAACCCCGCCCTGGCGCTGCGGCCGCCGCCGGCCATGCCGATGCCGATGCCGCCGCCTGGCGGTGCGCCGCCTCCCGGCGCTGGGGCGCCGATGCCGATCCCGATGCCGATGCCGATGGGCGGGGCGGGCGCTGGCATGCCGCCGCCTGGCATGCCGCCCCGGGCTCGCGGCGGTCGCGCCCCCAAGATCGGCGGCGAGCCGGAAGCCGGCGCCGGATCCGGCCTCGGCCGGCTGCAGAAGACCGCGGCCTACGGCCGGCGCTCGCGCGAGGGCGAGGGCCTGAGGAAGTAGCATGGCGTCCGCCATCCAAATGGAAGCGAAGCTGAGGGAGATCATCGATGCCGCCCGCGAAGAGGCGGTGCGCGATCTCTCGCTCGGCGGGCCCGAGGACTACGCCGCCTACCGCGAGACGGTCGGCTTCATCCGTGCTCTCGACCGCTTCGATCACTGGTGCGTCGACGCCTTCAAACAACTGGACGAGGTATGAGATGCCGGCGACGGCGTTCGCGCACGATGTAGACCCGAAGACCAAGTTGCTGGAGGCGGTCGGAGACATCTCCGACGTGGAAATCTTCCACAACCAAGTCTTGGTCGCGGTCTACATCGCCCCGGAGAAGACCAAGGGCGGCATCATCCGGCCGCAGCAAAATGTTGACGAAGATCGTTATCAAGGAAAACTCGGCCTCATCCTGAAATGCGCCCCGCGCGCCTTCGCGTCTGACAGTAAATGGCAGTGGCCGGAGGACATGGGCGAGGGCGACTGGGTCTTCTACCGGGTTAGCGACACCATCCCGCTGACCATCAATGGCCAGCCCTGCCGGATCGTGGACGATGTCGATGTGAAGGGTCGGGTGCAGCAACCCGACGTGGTTTGGTAGCCGTGAGCGCCCTTCTGGATCTCACCCGAGCAAGGTTCGGACGCTTAACCGTCCTAGAGCGCGCGTCGAACCAGGGCTGTCATGCGACTTGGCGCTGTCTCTGCGACTGCGGCGAGAAGAAAACCTGCCTGGGGGGCGATCTCATCCGAAGCGAAACGAAAAGCTGCGGCTGTTTGCGGCGTGAGCGAGCCGCAGCGGCCAAGACGCACGGTCACTATCGAGGCGGGAAGCCGTCACAGACCCATGAGGCTTGGGCCGCTGCGAAGAAGCGCTGTTTCAGCCCGACGCATCCTGCCTATCCCGGCTACGGCGGTCGCGGGATCACCATGTGCGCCGAATGGCGTCTCAGCTTCGCGCAGTTCCTGGCCGATATGGGGGAAGCCCCGGCGGGGCTGACGCTGGAGCGGATCGACAACGACGGCGATTACCGGCCAGGCAACTGCAAATGGGCAACGCGAGCCGAGCAGGCCCGTAACCGCCGTCCACGGGAGCATTGTTATGGCTGACCCCGCCGACAGCGTCGAGCTAGCGCTCTCCGACCTCGAAAACGAGCCGCTGCCGACCCACACCCGCGACCACTCGACCCGGCCGCAGGACGACGACATCGAGATCGCCCACGCCGAGGACGAGGGCGGCGACGCGCCGACGGCGGCGCCAACCCGCGAGATCCCGGCCGAGGAAGGCATCGCCGAGCTGCGCGCGCGGCTGCAGTCGACCGACACCGCCCGCCGCCAGGCCGAGGAGCGCGCCAACCAGGCCGAACGGGCCCGCACCGAGGCGATCGGCAGCGCCCAGGACGCCAACGTGCAGTTCCTGACCAGCGCGCTGGAGGGCGTGCGGCAGTCGATGGGCGTCTTGGAGGCCAACCTGGCCGAGGCCTACGCCGTGCAGGACTTCGGCGCCGCGGCCAAGATCCAGACCGAGATCGCCCGCACCGCGCAGCGCGAGAGCGCGATCGAGGGCGGCCTGGAGCAGCTGAAGAGCCAGCCGCGCGAGCAGCCCCGGCAAGCGCCGCCGCGTCAGGACGATCCGGTCGAGGCGGTAGCCCGGCAGCTCACCCCGAACGCCGCCGCCTGGATCCGGCAGCACCCCGACTACATCACCGACCCGCAGAAGAACGCGCGGCTGATGAGCGCCCACTACGACGCGATGGCCAACGGCCTGCCGGCCGACAGTCCCGACTACATCAACTTCGTCGAGGACCGGGTGCTGCAGCGCCAGCCGGCGCGGCGCGATCCTGAACCCCAACCTGAAAGGCGCGAACCCGTGGCAGACACCCGGCGATCCGCGCCGCCAGCCGCCCCGGTCAGCCGGGGTAACGGCGGCGCCAGCAACCCCACCCGCGTCACCCTCTCTCGCGAAGAGCGGGACACGGCGCACGAGAACTTCCCCGACGAGATGCGCGAGGATCCGAGCGGGCGGAAGGCCGAGCAGGCCTATGCCCGCAACCGGCTGATCCTGCAGCGCGAAGGAAGGATGAAGGTGAACTGATGCGCGCCCGAGGCCCCAGGGGCAATTTCATCAACGTGCCCGACACCGACGACGAAGCGCTCGCCGGCGCCGGCGCGTCCGAACCGCAGCGGCCGGAGCTGCGTCCCGAGATGCGCGCCGACGGCGCCCACGAGGAAAGCTCGCGTGAGCGGGCCGCCCGGCGCGCCGCCGAGATCATGGGCCACCTGGAAGGCGCGCTCGACGAGGGCCAGGACGAACTGGCGCTCGATAACGTCGAAGTGCCGGACGGCTGGACCTACGAGTGGAAGCGGCAGACCGTCTACGGCAAGTCCGACCCGGCCTACGACACCAAGCTGGCCAGGACCGGCTGGGAGCCGGTGCCGGCCAACCGGCATCCGGCGATGATGCCGAAGGGCTCGCGCGGCGAGATCACCCGCGACGGCCTGGTGTTGATGGAGCGGCCGAGGGTGATCACCGATCGGGTGAAGAAGATCATGTACGAGCGCGCCCGCGGCGCGGTGCGGCTGAAGGAGCAGCAGCTCAACGAGGCCCCGCAAGGCACCTTCGAACGGGTGGACGAGCGCGGGCGGCCGACGGCGCGCATCAAGACCAGCCATAGCCCGGTCGAGATCCCTGTGCCGACCGAATGAACCGCTTCCTGCTGGGGATCGCCGCCGGCCTCTTTGTCGACGCGCTGATGGCCGATCTGGCCGAAGAGCCCGACCCCGAGGATTGGGACCTGCACCCGCTGGACCCGGTCGAGGTCGAGCAGCTGGCGTGGCGCGAGCTGCGGGCGATCCGCGAGAGCATTCTGGCCCACTACGACTACCAGAACCGCGAGCAGCGCATCCTCTCCGATCGCCTCGCGCGCCGCTTCGATCTGGGACAAGCGCTCAACGAGGCGGCAGTGCGGGCGGTCGAGGAGAAGCAGGCGATCGTGCCGGCCGGCTACCCGAGCCGGCATCAGATGGCGGCGCTGGAGCTGCAGGCCGAGGAGCTTCAGCGGGTGCTGCGGCGTAGCTGAACAGCAAAAGGGCCCCGGCTTTCGCCGAGGCCCCCGTTGCGTTGCGTTGCATTGTGCGCCCACCCGTCTGCGGCGCGCAGGCACAACTTGTCACAGGCGAGCCCCGTCGACAAGCTGGCCCGTCCCCGAGGGTTCGAACCTCAATTTCCCGGACCAAAGCCGGGCGTCCTACCGATTGGACGAGGGACGGATCGCCTGCCGGTATTCAGCCGGCGTCACGATGCGGACGGCGACGATCTCGATCGGCCCCGCCGAGTGACGGTAGCCGTTCTTGAAGTTGGCGGCGGCCGCCGCCGCCGTGCCCGACCAGCACGACTGGTCGGCGCGGATGACCTCGCCGGCCTTGTGCTCGCCGGCCGCGATGGCCGCGTGGGTGAAGTAGTTTCGGGTGCTGGAGCGGGCGACGAGCGCGCCGCTCTCGGTGGTCCCGAGGTAGTAGGTGGTCATGCTGTTGGCTTCCAGTCGCGAGGTGTCGGGTCGCGCTCCCAGGACCACTTGGCCTCTTCGGGGAGCTTGTCCCAGGGGATGCGCTCGCCGCCGTTCGGGTAGACCGGCTTGCGCCGGCAGTCCTCCTCGTAGGCGAGTTGGCCGGGGGTCATCTCAGTGCGCAAGCAGCACCATGAGCAGCAGGATCGAGGCGCCGATCAGCATGGCGCCCCACTTCAGCACGGACTTCCAGTAGAGGCCGACCACCGCGATCAGGAACAGGCCGCCGAGAAATGCGAAAATGCTAAGCATGTTATTTCCGTCGTTCGCGGCCAGTCGCCGCCGCCGAGGTTATGGCTGCGCTATGACGTTTCGACAAGTTGAACTTGACGGTACGGGGTAGCGACCCGTCAGCGCAGGATGTCCGCCAGCGGGATGATGATCACGCTGAAGCGGCCGCCGTCGCCGGCGCCGGTGCGGAAGCGGCCCGCCTTGAACGCCTCGCGGGCCAGTTCCTTCAGCCGCGCGATCGGGAACATCAGGTAGACCAGCGTCTCGCCGTCGCGCTTCAGCTCGTGGATCCACACGTCGGCCTCGGTCACCGCGATGCCGCTCGGCTGGCCGTTCTGCTCGTACTCGATGCAGATGTTGCCGGTCTGCTCCCACTGGAAGCTCTCCGACTTCAGCTCGATCTTGCCGCCGCTGAGGATCTCGGCCAGGCGTTGCTCGTCGATCAGCGCCTGGCTGAGCTGCAGGTCGAACTTGTTGTCCCGGTTGAAGGCGACGCCGACGATGCCGTCGCGCAGGGTCTGGCAGGCCGCCAGCATCAGATCTGCCAGCTTTGTGACCTGGTTTTCCCAGCCCGGCTTGCCGGCCTCGATCACCGCTTTCAGCTGCCGCGCGTAGGTCTCGACCAACACCGGCGTCGCCATAGCCGCCTCCGTAGGGTGAGGCGGAGAGTTGGCGCCGGACTACTCGTTTCTGTCAATCCGTCCTTTACAGGTCGGCGAAGTTACAGTGGTATGCGAACCCCAAGCTGCCACGCCGCGCGACCGTCGCTGGCCCGTGCGGTAGGTTGGGGGAAGCCCCCGGTGTTCACGGCGCCGGGGGCTTCTTCGTGTCTCGCGCCGATCGCGCGTCGCCGAAGCGGCGCCACCGGCTCTCAGTCCCTCCGGGGCCGAGGGGCGGATCGAACCGCCGAGCGATCAGTCTTCCCCCGCCTTGCCAGCTGCGCCTGCCCGAGCAGCCACGCGAAGATCGTGCCGATCGCCGCCTCGTCGTCCGAGATGATCTCGATGCGCCGCATGCGATCGAGCGCCAGCACCACCTTGCCTAGCTCCGGCGGCCGCGGGCGGTCCTCGAAAGGGGTCCAGTCCATCAGTCGACTTCCTTGATCGTGACCTCGATCAGTCTGGCCCCGGCTTGCAGCGCGTAGCTGTCGAAGGTGGCTTCGACGAGATCGTCCGCCGCGCCACGGCTGACTGCGATCCCGACGCTGGCCACCAGCCAATTGACCATCGCGCCGATCCGCGAGGGCGAAACCGTCTTGACGATGATCTCGCCGCGCTCGTCGATGGCCCAGCCGCGCGCCATCAGCGCCGCCTCCGGCGACGGCGCAGGCTCAGCCAGCCGCTGATCGCAACGCACAGGTCGAAGAGGCCGCGCAGCATGAGCGCGATGCCGATGATCCCAGCGACCGCCGTCCAGTCCATCAAAGTTTCTCTGCGATCTCGCGCAGGCGCGCCTGGATGATGTCGCAGTCCTTCTCGCTGTGCATCAGCGCCTCCTCCAGCGTGAGGTCGCCCACTTCGATTAGGTCGCCGACCATCTCAGAGTAGGTGTTGACGATGATCCCGATAGCTCCTGCGACGGGGTTGTGGGGGTACGTTCGTTCAGCGCAATCCATCGCCGCCGCCAAGATGGCCGACCACACTTGTTCATCGTCCGTCATTTCGGGCGCTCCATGCGCGCCAGCTGCGGTAGCGGTCCATGAAGCCGTCCTCGGGGCCGCCGAACACCAGCGTCTCCCAGAGCACCGGCGGTCCCCCGTCCCAGCCGTGATCGAGGCCGAGGAACACCGTCGAGACGTACCCGCCGGGGATCTTCGACCGGGAGAGGATGCGGCGCTGCGGATCGCCCTGAAACCACTCGCCCCACTCGCGCAGCGTCGCCTTGACCGGCGTGCGCCCGTCCGCGCCGAGGATGTAGTAGCGGCCGCTGTCGCCGTCGTCCCAAGGGCCTTTCGGCAGCTCGATGTCGCCAAACGGGGTCACGACGGCCCCGGCCGGCGGTGGCCCTGCATCGCGAACTCGGCACGCGGCAGGTCGACGTGCGCCGGCAGGCGGTCGAGGTCCGCCAGGTCTTGCTCGTAAAGCCAGGTGAGGAACGGCTCGAATAGCGGGCACACCCAGATGCGGTGCTTCTCCAGATCGGCGCTGGCCAGCCCGCCGGGGTTGAAGATCGCGCCCTCGCCGGTCTGCAGGTCGAGCACCAGCAGACTGTCGGGCGCCCAGCCGACCGCGCGAAGCAGCGAGCTGCGCTCGGTCACGGCGGAAGAGCGATACCACTCCTCCTTCTCGAACCGGCCGACCATGAACTTCCCCCAATTTTGGGGGCCGTTGGTGGCTTCGATGAACTTGGTCTTCATTCGTCAGCCCATGATCGCGGCAGGCGGTAGCGGTGCCGATCCGCCGTCTTGTCCCACTCTGTGGCCAGCCAGAGCCAGTAGGCCCTCGCTGCCTCATCCGTCGCGTCGTCGGCGCGCGCCCGCATCTCGGCGGCATGCTCGGCGGGCGCCAGCCGCGCCGGGCGCTGCGGGCTCTGGCCGGGCTGGAGGTAGGTCATCCTTCAGCTGGCTTCCTTGCCCAGGCCTTGCCACCGGGCGATGTCTTCTGTCGCCGGCTTGGTCTCCCTGCCGAGCGCTGCGAACGAGCGCGCCGACAGGTCGGGCACGTCGCCCCACCGCTTGGGATCGAACCCGAAGATCTCGACCGTCTCCCGATTGAAAAACATCGGCAGCCGGATGTTGGGCAGGTCGGTGTCGTTGGCGAACGCCGACCACGCCTTGGCGGCCGCCGCGACGAACGGCTCGGCGATGCGCGAGCCGCCGACCCCGGTCTCCTGGCGCTGCCGGGTCACCCAGCGGCGCAGCGTCAGCCGCGGATCGCCTTGGAACAGGCCCTCGCCGGTGATGAAGCCCTCAATGAAGTCGTGGATGTCCTCGTTGCGGCTGCGGTCCTCGTTGGCGAGCGACAGCACCGCGGCGAACGCCGCGCGCGGCACGCCCAGCTGCTTGATGAAGTAGTCGCGGTTGGCGACGACGTGGGCGTACTCCTCGATCACCGTGTGCTGGCGGATCAGGTTGAGCAGTTCGGTGCGTGAGGCGCTGTATTTGAGGTTCACACCCGCTACGTAGGCCCAGGTGATCCGCGCCGCGGCGCTGGTGGCGGCGGCGTTCTTGTGGCCCTCGATCCCCAGCGTGTTGGCCAGGGTGCGGCCGCGGCCGCTGTCCATCGTTTCGAAGCTCTCGGGCTTGGCCCCGCGCACCACCAGCATCGGCACCTCGCAGCCGGTGGCGGCGATGGCGGTCAGCCGGTGACGCCCGTCGAGCAGCTTGCCCTCGACCGAGAACACGATGCCCTGACCGTTGAGGGTCCAGCGCCCGGCCTGCATGTCCATGCCGTAGCGGCGGACGGTGGGGTCCGAGACGTTCCGGTTGCGGGCGGCGTTCTCCAGCCAGGTGATCGCCTTGGCCGGCGTGACGATCTCGACGCTGGCTTCCATGTGCGGCTCGATGCCGTTCTTGTCGGCGCTCATTCCGCCGCTTCCTTGTGCCGGCGGCCCTCGATGATCCCAAGGTCGTAGCCGACCGTCCTGAGGGCGCTCTGCATCTTGCGCAGCTGGGGGAAGTGGATCTCTCCGGTTTCCCACTTGTGCAGGGTAGAAGGGTGGGGGCCCAACCTGCCATGTACGTCTTCGTAGGAGACGTTCTCGTTCTTCAAAACGCTGAGCACGTCGTCGCGCAGGTCTTCGTAGCTTTCCAGCCGCGCTCGTTCAGCTTCGACCGCTTTCTTGTGCTGAGCTTCTTCTGCCGTACTGTAGCGGTTCTGGTTCACGATCGATGCGCGGACCTGACCAGCCGTCTTAATCTCTTTAGTCATTGTCTTCCTTCCACCGCCCCAGCCTTGGTTGCGTGGTTATTTATGGATCCGTGTTGAAATAGGTGCCTGCCCCGGCAGGCGTCGCGCGTCGACCATGAGCAGCTACCCTCTTCAGACAGGTGGCGCTTGACACTGGGTAGAAGCTACAGGGCATCGTGGGAACACGTCAACAGCTGCATAGCTTAGGTTGCGTCGCGCCTCCTGGTAAGGTGACTGGCATGTCTAGCCGCAACCTCAATGGCCGCGTCGCCGGGGGTGCTCTGGAGCGCTGCGACGCTGACGAGGAGGTCGCGGCCTGCGATGCGCTGCCGGGGCGCTTGAGGGCGCTGATCAAGGGCAGCTTCGTCAACACCCGAGCGACCACGGTGCTGGCGCAGTGGCGCGAGCTTGAGGCGCAGGGCGTGCCGCTGGCGGCCTACGCCGACTGGTACGAGCTGCGGCTGATCGTCAATCGCGCGAAGTCCTGTCTCGTCACCTATGGCCCCGACCACCCGGAGGCGCGGCCGCCGGCTCTGCGGCCCGAGGTGGCTCGCCAGGGGAATGACGACGATCCTGCCCGGGCGGCCCGTCGGGCGGCTGAGATCCGCCTGGATGATGTCTGAAGTAGAGCGCTCAGAGTAGTCGAAGTATTCGAGTAGTATAACTATGCGGCATTCTGACGCAGGACAGCATCACGAAGTTGTGCTATAATAATGACGCCCCAGAGGGTGCAATCCTCCGGGGCGCATTGCTCTTTGACAACTGAATAGGACTTACAAGATGACTTCCAAATCATACACCCGTGCCCAAGGCGCATGCAAGGGCGACCAAGCATGGCAGCCGGGGCGCTTCACCGTCTTCGTCTGGGTGGACATCGAGGGCGACGCCCAGCCGCATCGCTTCAGGATCGGGGGCTATCGCACCCTGGCCGAGGCAAGAGTGGCCATCGCCGACGACCGGGCCGCTTTCCGCGACCGCGACTGGACCCTCGGGGGTCTGATCGACTGGGGGACGGGAAAGCCCGGTGCTCGCCACTACCGCATCTTCAAGGCCAGCAGCTGGCTGGAGGTGCGCTGATGCCCATGCTCAGAGTGTCTCCCGCCGAAGCGAAGCGGGTGCAGTCGGCGCGCAAGCGCAACGAGGCCCGCAACCGGGTGCTCACCGAGGTCGTCGATCGGCTCAAGCCCCGGCTGAAGGTCGACGATCCGTTGGAGGTGGCGATCACGACCGCCATCGTCAGCGACATCCGAAAGATGATAAGGACGTAGCCGCACCGCTTGCAGGTCGCGCTATCGTCAGACCCCCTCGGCTTCGGCCGGGGGGGTCTTTCTTTACCTGCTGGTGTGGGTCGCGGCCGGGGGCTTCTCGTCCTTGGCCTTCGCCGGGGACTTCTCGTCGTCATCGTCCTTCGGCTTGGCCTTCTCGTCGGCCTTGTGCGCTTCGGCGGCGGCCTTCTGGTCCCTGGCGGCGGCTTCCTCGGCGGTCTTGGTCTGCGCGTCGAGCTGCGCCTGGTTGGCCTCCGCGGTGGTCTCCTGCGCCTCGGCCGCCGAGCCAGGCTTGGGCGGCGCCTCGACCTCGTTGGCCTTGGCGATCTCCGCCGCCTGCTCGGGGGTCAGCCGGGGCGGCGTGGCGGCGAGGTCGTCGGCCAGCGCTTGCTGCAGGTTGTGCGTCCACGCTTTGACCTCGTGCTTGGCGCGGACGAGGCCCGCCACGCTGGTCTCGGTGGCGACGCTCAGCGGGGGTAGTTCGGTTGTCTCGGACATCTTAGCGGCTCCTGGGCCCCTGGGCGGGCTGCTGAAGAATAACGCCTTCTACCGGCCAGCGCTGCGTGGACTTGACGGTTGGCGAAAGCGAGGCCTAGGTTCCACCCCCAATCGGCCCCCCCGGGGAGGGGCTTGGTAACCAGCTAGTCTGACCGGCTCGGTGCTCGGCAACAGGCTCTCCACCTCAAGGGGTGAGACCGTTGCCAAACGTCAACGCGCCTTTTGGCTTCCAAGACGCGGCAGGGCTTGGCTCGCCGCCGACCTACGAACAGCAGCAGGAATTGATCGCGGCGACCACCGCGCCGATCTTCACCGGCGATCCGGTCTTCCGGCTGGCTGACGGCACCATCGCCGGCGCCACCACCGGACCTGGGCCTGGCGCGGGCATCCTCGCCGGCATCTTCCTGGGGTGCCAATACCTCTCCGTCGCGCAGAAGCGCATGGTCTGGTCGAACTACTGGGGCGGCGCCGACGTGGCGGCCGGCAGCACGTCGCGCTGCTGGATCAACAACGCGCCCGGCGCGCGCTTCCGGGTGCAGGCCGGCAACTCGACCACCGTCGGGTTCGTGCCCGCCGATGTCGGGATGAACTGCCAATTCGGCTACGGCGTCGGCAACGTCGCCAACGGCCTCTCGGGCGCCTTCATCGACATGGCGGTGGCGCGGGCGGTGACCGCCACCTTCCCCTTCAGGGTCGTGGCGCTGATCACCGATCCGCCCGGCGGCCCAGGCACCCAGGCGGGCGCCTACAACTGGGCGATCGTTGGCTTCAACAACGTCGAGACCAAGTCTCTGACGGCTCAGGCATAGGGGCGCGAGATGGCTGTCAATCTAGCGGCAATCCGCGACCTCCTCCTCCCCGGCCTCCGCGGCATCGAAGGCAAGTACGAGCAAATCCCGTCGCAGTGGGACAAGGTCTACACGCGGCATACTTCGAAGATGGCTTTGGAGCGCACCGTCGAGATGCGTTACCTGGGCCTGGCTCAGCTGAAGACTGAGGGCGGCCAGACGCAATTCGACAACGCGGCCGGCGAGCGCTTCGTGTTCAACCAGGAGCACCGCGAGATCGGTCTCGGGTACGCGATGACCCGCAAGTCGATCGACGACAACCTCTACAAGTCGCAGTTCCACCCGTCGAACCTTGGTCTGGTCGAGAGCTACCAGCAGACCAAGGAGCTGTACGGCGCCAACATCCTCAACACCGGCAACGTCTACGACCCGACGATCGGCGGCGACGGCGTGGCGCTGTTCGCGCCCAACCACCCGATCGACGGCGGCGTCTACAGCAACGTCGCCTCGACGCCGGTCGACCTCAACGAGGCCAGCCTGCTCAACGGCATGATCCAGGTCCGCACCCAGTTCCGCGACCAGGCCGGGCTGCGCATGTTCAGCCGGGCCCGCAAGCTGATCGGGCCGCCGCAGCTGGAGCCGGTGATGATCCGGCTGATCAAGACCGAGCTGCGCCCGGGAACCGCCGACAACGACGTGAACGCCATCCACTCGACCGCGGGCGGCCTGCCCGAGGGCTACATGGTGATGGACTTCCTCACCTCGCCGTTTGGGTGGTTCTTGCTGACGAATATTGACGGGCTCAGCTATATGACCCGTATTGCGTTCGAAACAGACATGCAAGTCGACTTCGTT